CGTTACCACCTTCGTCATTCTCTTGTTCTGGTTGTGCTTCTGCTTGCCCTTCTTCGGGTGCATCTTCACCGCCCATTAAACCTAAGAATGCGTTTGTTGCTTCATTGATAGTGCCATTACTTTGTGTTTCACTCCCTTGCGGGTTGGTGAGCGTTTCCATCATTTACTCCTAAATTAGCCATTATTGGCAAAAGCGTTAAAGTATCTTCCAGCGTTTTGCATTAATCTTGCGGTCATCTGCCATGCCAACTATATGTGCCATTACTTCACGGATGGCTGTTAGCTTTGTGTAAGCATCTTGTCGCTCATCGTAATCGTAAAGCGGTGAATTAGCCCACCGCAGCATTTGTAAATCTTCCATCTCTTTAAACACATCCAAGAAGTTTTGGTCTTGGAGCATATTGTTTGCCCACTCTGATTTAGTCATTTATGCACCATATATTGTGTCTATATCAAAGTCATCTACTACATCTTGTGGTTCAGCCTTTATACCACCTTTTACCATTTCATTCAAGCTAGTAATGGCTGACATAATAGCGTTAAGCTGTTCTGTCTGTAGTTTACCGTCTGTTGCCTGTGTCTTAATCTCAAGCTCCATCTGTTTCAATTGAAGCTCGGCTTCTTTGATACGGTAGTCACCTTCCATTTGCATTTGTTTCTGTTGCATCTCTAGTTCTTTACGAGCGTTATCTACCTGCATTTGCTCACGGTCTAGTTGCAACTTAGCTTGGTTAGTTTGTGCAGTAAGTTGAGCCTTGTCTGCTTCTACTTTGGCATATAACTGTGCTGCTTCAGACGTTGGGTCAGCAGGTGGCTGTGATGCTGCCTGCATTATTTGCTGTTCAACCTCTGGTGTAATGTCATTAATGAATGATGTGGTGTCTTTAAAGCCAGCCATCTCAATCATGCGACCAAGAGTGCTGCGATATTGCGTTACAGTCACCAATGGGTTATTAGCACCGTACTTGCCGATGATCTCTTCCTGTTTAGCCATAATCATTTGCAGCATAGCAATCTGCTCTTGGCGGTTACCGTTACCCAAGCCTACGTTGATTGATACATCGTATAGGTCAGACCATTCACGTGGGTCATAAGATACCCATTTGCCACGCATACGGATTGTCTTGGCTTGGTTTTGGTATTTGCATAGTAGGTGCAAGATGCCACGGAATAATGATTTAACACCTGTTTCAGCAAAGATACGAGCCATTAGCTCTAGCTTACCTGCTGACTGTTGCATCATGGCTGCCACGGCTGTTGCTGTAGTGTTCTGAAGCACGTTAGCATCAAGACCTTGCTGTAGGTCGCTAACACCGGTACGTTTAGCCTGTACACCGTCTAAGTATTCCATCATAGGGAATGATTGACCGGCTGTGTTTTGTACGTTTAGTTGTGTAACTGCTGCGTTATTCTTAACACGAACAACACCACCGGCAGTAGACGTTAGTAAGTCATCTAAGTTTACTTGACCCTCTACGGCTGTAACACGAGCATTGTTTGTTAGGTACAAGTTGTCTAGCATCTGACGCAAGATAGTAGACTTGGTTAGTTGCAAGTCCATTGTCCTGTCGGCTAGTGACTGACCAAAGAATTTATGTGGAATAGGAATTGGGCATACAGAGTGGAATGGCACGTAGTCGCATTCTTCGTTAGACAGTATTGTTTCACCGCCTAGGATAACCCTGCGTAGCTCTAGTAAGCCGTTATCGTTAGTATCTACCTTGATGTAGCACTCAAATATCTCAACTTCTTCCATTGATAGGTCGCTGGACTGTGTGTAGTCAGGCAACTCATCACGACCAAAACGAGCTAAACGCTCTGGTGCGTACTCTAGACGGTCGTTAGCTGGGATAGTATCAACGATAGACTTCTCGTAACCCATAGCGATCAAGTCACCACGGGCAATCATTCTACGGTGAGCTGTGAATGGTGAGTCCTCAATGGTCTTAGCACGTTTGCTGATTAAGAACTCTTCAGGTGGTACATTCTCAATAGCAATACGACTTTCATCGTTTATCTTTTCAATTGTAATGTTATGCGTATTGTAAGATATACCATCAGCACCAATTACTATGTCAGTAGTCTGCTTGGTGATTTCCCACTCGCCTGTCTGCATAATCATGGCTAACTCGTCATCGGTTAAGCCTTTATACTTCTCTTTGATGGTGTCTTTCTTTTCTTCCCAGTAGGCTTTAACAACACCGACCTTCTGTAGCAATGCATCCTTGAACCAGTTGTGTAGGATTAAGAAGCCATCGTTGTCTTTATAGAATACCCAGTTAGCCATGTCACTAGCTTGGTCAGCCAATGGCTCTTCACCATCTTTAGTTGGCTCAAAGCGCACAGCGTCTTCGCATGATGTGAATACACGGATCAATTGTGGCAATGCACCGTCTACGGCTTCAGCTACCTCACCGGTAACTACTTGGCTGCGACCTTCTACCTCAGTTCCGTATTTGTCACGGAAGTAGTAGTTCATGGCATCAGCACGTTCTTGAACAGTATCGGACTCTAAGTAGCCAATAGCGTTATTGATCTCGTCAGCACATAGTGCCTTTAATTCTTCTTGATTCATCATTATACGACCCATGCCTTATTTTGTTGTAATGGTTTAGACCATGTTGTATCTACTTCTACTAACCCTATTGCTAAGTACCTAAACGAGTCTGCAAAGTGTGATGACCAATCATGTACCGGCTTATCATAAAACACGTTCTGCTTCTCGTTAAACTCTCGTCTATAGTTACGCAATGCTACCAGCCCGTTCTTTGTGCCTTCCATATCAAACCAGCATCTTGGCAGCATACGTCTGACTGCTTGAATGCCATCCGCTATAGATAGGCTTGGTGCTACTGTTACGTCTAGTCCTGCTTCCATTAATACTTCTAGTCTGCTGCGACCTGTGGTCATCTCTCTTACTCTTACATCGTGCGGTAATATCTGCTGACCTTTATCGTAACCGTTGTCACGTAACCAACTAACATAGTAATCTAATCCTACTCCGTGGTTCTCTGTGCAGTCTATTAGCTGTATCTCTTTACCAACTATCTGCGCTACCCATATACAAGTAGAATCAGACACACCCAAATCCCAGCTACAAACAATCTTTGCCAATGCGTCTTTAGGTATCTTAGTAACACGCTTCTCGTTATCGGCTTCATGTAGGAGCTTGCCAAAATAACTACCCTCCACCGGTGCATTAAAACTGCACTCAAATTCCTGTTGATACTTATCCTCGCCCATCTCATTCTTAGCACTAGCCAACTCTTGTGGATCTAGTATGCCAGTATCACTAGCCTTAAACTCTAAGAACTTCCAGCCTTCTGTGACCATTGCACGTTCTTTGAACTCTCTAAAGTGATTGTTCCCCTTAGGAGTACCAATAAACAAGCAGAAACCTTTTCTGTCTGCTAGTGCCGGTCTTACAATACTGTTCCAAATGGCAGGGTCTTGGTCACCTACCTCGTCTAAGACCACACCATCAAAGTACTGACCTCGTAAGCTGTCACCGTTCTCACTACCGTACAGGCTTATCCTTCTCCCTAGGAAGTCCACTCGTAGCTCTGCGATGTTTGCAGTACCACCAAGTGAGCGAGTATATTCTACTAGGTAATCCCATGCGACCCTTTTAGCCTGTGAGTAAGTAGGCGCTATATAAGCGTACCTTGGATTCTTTTGTGTGTTCTGTAACGCAGAATGTATCAATTGTACAATCGCAGAAACAGTTTTACCCATCCTACGATGAGCTACTGCCACAACAAACCGATTCTCTTTTACTGCCTTGTGTATCTCTTTCTGTGGTAACCGAGGCTTGTAACCTAGATCAATCGGGTTAGTAGTTGTCATCTATACCCGTTACCACTTGTATCAGCAATGGTGCATCAGCATCACCGCTTATCTTGTTCTCTTGGACTACCTTGCCATCCATTCTGTCAAAGACTTCTTTAATGGCTGATACGTCACCTTCTTCTGCTTTAGTCACTAGAGCTTCTGTGATAGTTCTAGCTCTTAATGCCTCATCTTGTATTAATACCCTTCTCAGAGTATCGTTCATCAACCTATTGATTTTACTTGAATGAGAATTGTTCTTATTCGCTTCTGCTGCCTTAACTCTGGCTGCTTCTAATTGTGCTGCTTTTTCGTCTGTCATTTTGTTGTGACTCCTTATAGGTTGGTCACCCTATTGTTAAAATTAGTATTGCGGTCTTACTGTTGCTTTCTGTTTACCGTACTTGGCTGACATCTGGCGAATCTTGTCTTCGTTCATTACTGAGTTTACTTTCTTATCCGCTATAGCCTGCTTAATGCCGGCTAGATTTTCTTCGTAATCTCGTACTGCATCTACTTGGCGGTCTTTGTTGCCTAGCATTCCGTCGTATAGATAACTTCTAAGTTGATATGCTTTCGCTCTATTTTCAGCTTCATCATACGATACATTAGGTGAAGTTGCATACTGATAACCACCACCGTAATTAATTGCAACATCTAATGGTGTCCTATCATATCGTTTGAAACCAACTTCTGGATTTTTACTTACTAGTGATTGACTTAATTCGTCTGGATAACCATCATGCGCCCAAGCCTCTTGAGGATGCATAATTGAGTTCAATAGCGCACCACCGTGACCTGAAACTAATGTCTTAGCCTTTTCCCAAGCTGACATATTGCTAAATATATTGTTGTCTAGTAGTCCAGCCATATGTTACCAATGATGTATTGCGTTAATAACGAGTGTAATGTTAGCGATTACAGCTAACAGGATAATAAACCAATGGTCGTTCATTAAAATTGTCTACGATAAAATAATTCTAATAGTTTACCAGTATCAATGCCACCTCTAGGGTTTAGTTCTTGAACATAACGATTTTTTTCATAATTAGCACCAATTGCATTCTTACCAAAGTTATATGCAACATCAGCACCAGTCAATCCAAATTCATCACCATATTTGTTAGAATAACCACCGGCAGTTAATCCAGCAGTTAAAGCATTATCCCCTACAGGGAATGAATAACCAGCTCTACCACCACCGTATATTGTATCTGTTCCACCTTGAGTCATTTTACCCATAGATGCTTGTAGTTGCATACGATTTAAAATTTCTTGTAGCTTATTAGGGTCTGTATCTAACAGGCTAGGCAAATCAGGCAAATTATATTTATTGCCTCTTAATGTTGGTGCAAGATATGTAGCTAATCCAGCCATCTATTTACCATTTAACCTTGTTTAGCCATTATGCTAACTCCGTAACACATACTGTTGATGCTGTAGTCGCTGCATCTTTTATGTAAGCCATCTTATTGCCGGCAGTAACCTTAAAGAACTCTACGCTATTGTTTGGAATCATTACGCTTGTAGTAATAGAAGCCGTTGGATTAGCGCCAAATTCCACATGGCAATGACCTAATGATGCTGATACACGAACTAAAGTAGTGCCAGTAGCAAATGCTGCTGATTGTGCTGAAGTATTGCCGGCAGCAAATACTTGTGATACAGCAGGTGTATATGCCTCAACTAAATTACCATTATCATCTTGTGCGACTTTACTCATAATTATTTACCCTTCATTTTATTCGCTTCGCTGAGTGCGATGGCGATTGCTTGTTTACGTGACTTAACAATTTTGCCACCTTTGCCAGAGTGAAGCTCTTTGTCTTTCCACTCACCCATAATCTTGCCAATCTTTTCTGCTGCTTTATCTAATCGCATAATTAATCCTCGGTTTCAAAGTCTTTACGTTCCCATACAGAGCATAGACGGGAGTTATGGCAAATAAGATCTAGCTTATGACACCAACCACGTTGAGCTTGACCATCATACAGGTCGTACTTGTTTAGTGGGATGGCTTCCATAGCCTCAAACATTTCGGGAGTGTTGTCGTAGTATTCGCAGTTACCGCATCGTTGACGTTTGGCTTCTGCTGGTGTGATTCGGAACATCTTAGCCATCTTTGCCCAGTACTCGGTATTAGGCAAACTTGGGTTCATAGCTCCTAGAGAATAGTTATCAATGGCATTCTTGGTGTTGTCAGCAATCTCTTTGGCTGTGCCAATAGTAGTTTTTGTGTCTAACAAACCTCTTGCCATAGTTATTCCCTTAAAAAGTAGGAGGTTCTCGCAACTAGACTACCTCGGAGTCTACCCTATCAC